TGAACATCCATTTGTAGTATTAGGATACATTGCAACTGCTGGAACCCAAATAGTTTCTTTACCTGCAATTTTTATTGCAGCTGTATTATCTCCACCATCTACGGCTTGTGCTACTCCAGTTCCGTTTGGAGCGATAGTAATATTTCCATTTGCACCATCAGTTATTGTAATCGTACCTGAGTTAGTTCCTGAATTAGTATCTAAAACAAGATCGTGTGCACCACTAGTTGTTATAGTTGCTGCAGCGGAACCTGTTCCAAACACAGTCTCTCCAGATCCTTTTGGTACGATAGCTATATCTATGTTTGTATCGCCACCTGTTGCAGATAATGTTGGATCATTTCCTGTAGCAGCGTTTGCTATTGTAAACTCATTTACTGCAGAACTTGTAGCTGTAAGTTTAACTGACTCGTTACCGTTAGTGTCATTAATAGATGTACCAATTTTTGGTGAAGTTAAAGTTTTATTTGTTAAAGTTTGCGTCCCTGTAAGTGTTACATCACCCATTCCAATATCAATAATATCTGGGTTAGTGCCATCGTTTGCAGAAGCAAATACGATTTTAACACTTGAAGGTGCAACCGCAACAGAACTTCCAGAACCTGAAACATATTTAAATGTTACATCTTGTGAACCACTTGTTGAATTTTTTAAAAAGTAAAAAGTTTGAACATCAATAGGTATAGTTACGTTTCTTCCAGCACTTAACGATCCTGTAAACTCGATCATTCTGTGTGCAAGAGTTGCACCAGTTGATCCATCAGATACTGAAAGAGTTGTATCTCCAGAATCAGATACTGCTTGTTGTGTAAATCCGCCTGCTATTTGTTCTAAAAGTTGTAAATTTGTATTTGTTTTCGTCCCCCATGTACCGGCGTTTTCACCAGTTGCTTGAAGTTCTACACCTAATCCCGTAAATGTTGATGCCATAATTTTCTCCTATGCGACGTCACTATATGTTATATTTGAGCCTGTTGCAACATCAGAATACGAAATATTTGATCCTGTGTCAACATCTTGATAAGCTTGTATTCCAAATCCTGTTGATGATCCAAATCCTGCAAGAGAGGACGTTATTTGTTGTCCTGTTAGTCCAACCACGTCTGCAGGTGATATTGAACCCACAGATAAAGTTCTTGATAAACCAGATAATCCTACAGACATTTGATCTGGAGTTATTGATCCAACAGATAATGTTGCTGCTACACCGCTTACATCTACAATTTGTGCAGTTGTTATTTCAACTGATCCTGTAGAGCCAGCTATTGATTGACCAGATAATCCAACTACGTCGGAAGGTGAAATAGAACCTACTGAAGAATTTATTGATTGACCAGATAATCCAACTACATCTGCAGGAGTTATTGATCCAACAGAAGAAGTTATAGCAGATCCGGATAATGAAACTGTTGGCGATAATATAATTGTTGTTGAACCAACTCCAAATGTTGAATTAACTCCTGTTACTCCAACCACATCCGCAGGGTTTAAAGTAAACATACCCCAACCGTTGTCACCATAAGATGCGTTACTCCAACCATTAGCACCTAAATTTGATGTTATTGATTGACCATCTAATTCTACTGTTAAACCACTAAAACCCCATGACTCAAAGTTCCAAGTATCTCTGCCCCAACCTTGTTCTGGAAAAGCAGTAACTGATCCAACTGAAGATGTAATTGATTGACTTGATAATGTAATAGTTGGGTTATCACTTTCTCCATATGGACCACCATTCCAAGTATCTCTACCCCAACCATTTAAAGATCCTGATATAGGCTCTCCTAAAGATGCAGTTATACTTTGACCAGTTAGTTGTGCTACTTCATCAGTAGCTTGACCCCATGATCCACCTGTATTCCATGCATCAACGCCCCAACCACTTGTAAAAGCTTCAGTTGTTCCCCAACGACCTGTGCCCCAGGTTGTTCCTGATTGGTTCCAAGTGTTTGCCATAAGGAGGACCTCCTTATGCTAATCGTATGATTGCGTTTGTTGCGTCTGCTGCTGGAAATTGAATTGTAAAAGTTCCTGAAGAAACTGTCTTGTCACCGCCAAATGCAATTGCAGCAACTGCTTTATTTGATTGTGATGAATTATAAATTAAACAACCATTAGCTGTAAAAGATGCAGAAGTAAAACTTACATCACTAAAATCACAAACTGCAGTTGATGAATCTAAAGTTGGAGTTACACTTGTTAAAGTTGCACCACCCGATGTGTAAGCAGTTCCAGATGAGTTTGTAATTTCGTTTGAAGTTGAGAAAGCCGTTGTGCTTGCTCCTAATGTTGCTGAACTTGTGAATAATGCTATTTTAAAAGTATTTCCAGTTGTGGCTGTAAAGTTATGTGTTCCAACTAAAAGCTCTTGTTTGAAACTATTACATATTGCCGATGTTATTGCCATAATTTTCTCCTACGGGTTTACTGATCTTACCGGTATTCGAACAGTGCCATCTGTATAGTCATCTCTTCGTCTTCTACCGACTTGTTCGTTAGCAAACTTTTGTACCTCAGTTTTATACTTGTTTTCGTATAGTGTCAACATATCTATTGGACCTTTTAAAAATCCATATGTCTCTGATAAACAACAGTACAGTAGCCCATTTGGAAAATTAAGACTAATATAATTAGTATCATTATTCTCTAATAGAACAGGCATAAAATTAAAATGTACCCTAAATTTATAATTTTGATCTGGAGTAGGAGCTATGGCTATACGTCCTGAAGTAGTATCAGATTCCCCTGTTGCTCCTCCGTACATAGCATAATATTTAGGTTTAGCTCTTTTTGCAGACTCGGTAGAGGGAACATATTCTTGTAAATATGTATAATCTTTTTTTTCTAAATATGAATTAGCACCTGTTGTAGCTGATGTAGAATCATAAACTTGTATACTTCTTATAAATAAGCATCCTGCTGGCGCGTTTATTTGATCTTGACCTGCAATAAAATTACCTATTTGTTGTTTCCTATCAGCATCAATAGGAACATCTCTCATTATTCTATATTGTGCATTTAAAATAATATTTTCTAAAACAGAATCTGATAATACATTAGAGTCTGTTTCTGTATAACTTCTAATTTGTGTTTTTAATCCTGATGCACTTAATCCTGCCATTATACTATTCTTGCAACCTCTTTACAAATAGGACAACTTTTTTTGTATCTATTATGTGTTCCACATTTTATTGCTTTACCATCAACATCTGTGTACATAGGTGTTTCTGGTTCTGGCATGTCTTCGTACAATTGAAGATGTTCATCTTTTTCAGGACATCCACATTGTTTAATACCAAATAAACTACATATAAAATTTTTTATTTTTTTAATCATGCTGTTACTGTCACTGGTCCTGCTGATACAGAACCACCTCCTCCTGTCTCACTTATACTAGATGTTGTAGATGTTGCAAAGGTATAATTATCATCATTTGTTTTTGTAATCGTATATCCTGCAGCTAAATTTATTGTTGCTGCAGCCACTCCTCCAACAACATTTGCATCTCTAAAACAAACAGTTTCACCAGTTGATCGACCGTGGTTGGGTTCATTTACAGATATTGTTGTAGATCCATTTGTTGTAGTAAATGGATTTAATGGTAATAGTTTTGGAACAGCTGTTTCTATTCTGTCAGGTCTAACATGTCGTAATGATATTGCATCACCGTTCATAGGTTTTGGCTCTAGTTGTGGTTGTTTTGGTTCAAATTCAGATACATGCACAAAAGATCCATTCCATTCTCTAACCATTTCTTTATATGGAAACTCCATACCAGATCTATCTGATATTGCTCTTGCGTATTTACCTGTTGCGTATTTTGCCATTATGATCCTGGGTAATATGCTTTAGGAGTAATGTGTGTGCTAGATGCAGAACCATCTTCTGCTAACGCTCTTGCAAACTCATCCTCGTAAACTAATTTCATTGTTTGAGTTAATTGTGGCACATATTTCATAGCTAAATAATACGCTAATCCTGATACCATGCAAGGTACAAATCTAAATGGAACATCAGTTGCATTTGTGTAATCACCTACATCTTGTATTCTTTTTATGTAATAAAAATGCATATCTTTAGATGCATTTGTAGAGTCTGGTGTTGGATAAATATGCACTCTAACTTTATCAATAAATCTTTCTACCCAATATTGGTTAGGTGTTCCTTTAGATAGTTTGTTAGAAAAGCCTGCGTAAGTGGATCTATCTACTTTTGTCATAGGACTATCTGATTGTGTTGTTTGAGTTCTATTAGATCTTAACTGTGCTTCAAGAACATCGGACATTCCATATATTCCGTTTGGAGTAGATGTTGCACTTGTACCATCATCACTAGATCTAAAAAAATCATACTCTGCTTGTCCCTCAATTAAATCTAAATTAAGTTCATCTATTTCCCAATAGTGAATACCTCTATTGCCCCACTCTTGAAACAATATATTTAATGTTCTTCTGGCATTTTTTAATTGATAACCAGCAACATTTTGCTGCCCGATACGTTCAAAAGCTTCCTCTATTATCTCGTCAATAGCAAAAGTTTTATCGAACGTTGCCGTTCCTGAAGTAGTATTAGCCATTTAAACTCCTAGCCATCAAAGAATGTCGTAACACTCACTGCTGTCCCTGCTGGAATATCTAGGAAAGCTCCTGCATCAAATAATACTCCATCATCTGGAATATACGGATCAATATAATCTTTTGTAGTTGTTGCAACTTGAAAAGAAAATAAAGACGTTCCTGTTACAGGTGATGTGTTGAAATAAGATATATTTCCTACCGTTCCACCAGTCGTTATGTGCATTCCTCTAACTCTTGTTCTACCAGCAGTCAATACAGCTTGTCCACCTGTAGTTCCTGCAGCGTTTCCAACTGAAGTGTTTGTTCCAACCGCGCCACTAGTAGCTATTTGAGTAACTGTGTTAAAAAATTTACTGCCTGTTACTGTAGTAGAATCTGGTCCAGTAATTGCTTCTGATAATGCATTACCTGCAATATCAGTTCCAGTCACTGTAAAAGTAACTCCAGAAACATCCGCACCACAAGTTATAGTAAGTTTACATGCTTGATCTGTCTGGTGAAATGCACCTGTCCCCGCTGCTGTTGCCAAACTTAAATTAGCAGCTCCACTTGTTGTTTGTAATGCAGCTACTGATGCTGTTGCAGCAGATAAACTG